CCCTAATATTCCATCTAGCTCGATGATCTCCCCGTTTTCCAAATTATGGTTGGGTGAAGTAATGGTAGGAGGCGTCCCTGTAGCAATCGAAGTTATATAGAGGCTCTTATCAGTCTCCACCTTCTGGTTGAGAACATGAATATACCCTTGTTGATTGCCTCCAACGATAAATGGGAATTGGCTTTGTAGACGCCCTGAATTCCATGCCCTCTTATAGTCCGCCCATGTATAGTCCGTAAGGTCTGACCATCTCACATCGTTTGTGCGCTGGAATGTGCCTAAAACAGTGAAATGGTCGTTGGTAAAGGCCCAGGTATTGTTAGCGTAGTTGTAGACAAGCATTCTGTTAGGGAAGGTGCCATTGGTGGCTGCGCGCGGGAAAGCCCAATAAACTACCTCCTCGAAAAAGTTGCGGACTCCGGAAACTCGTAGGACGCCATCATTGCCATTATGTATACGAAATACCTCGTCGCGTATCTGTGGATCTATACGCTTGACATGGTTGCCATCACAAGAAACGATTCCTTTATCACCAACTGCTAACACTCCGTCGTCAAAGCGGACAATGCTCAGCTTTGACTCTGATCCTAGCTCGACATTAATGCGTTCCCATACAAAGGGGAGTATTTCGTTGCCGGTATATCGTAATTTCCATGTGCTTCTCTCGAAGAAGACCACTAGCACATCGCGGATGAATGAAGCGGAGATAATCGCCTCATTCGTAGGAGCATCGTTGAAGCCGCCGAAGCCTTGAACGTTGCTTTGCCAGTTTGTGGCGATGACCGTAGGATCACCATTGATAGACCACCTGGCTCGATTCGGATAGCTTACCGTTGCTGTGGCGGCCATGTTGTTGGCAGCTTCATAAGTATTAAGGGCAACAAGACGACCCCTATAAGGGATGATAATCTTTGCTGTGACCATCACATCGTTCGCGCCATTAGCAGTGCTTGGCATAAATGGAGTAGCATTCCATGTTGTGCCATTGTAATAACGAATAGGATCGCTAGTGCCTACGGTTCCTCCGCTATACCCATTTGTTACCCAAAAAAGCTTTTGCCCTGCTAGAAACCAATAATTTGTAAACCAGAAAAAGTCTGAATTTGCTCCCTGCCATGTTGTCGGCGTTGTGCTTGGTAACTCAATAAACCTATTAGTGGCAAATGAGTAAATGTAGGCATAGCGAGTATCAAAGAAGATCGTGTCTTCAAGGGAAACGGAATTCAATTCTCTCTGACATATCCCCATAGCCGGAAGATCGGGAAAGTAGGCTAGCGTTAAAGATATAGTTACTGCAACAACAGGAGCTGTGAAGGTGGCGGAAACGATCCCCGTTGCGTAGTTGATTGTCGCAGCACTTATGACTGGGGCTCCTCCTGTAATGACAAAGGTGCCCGTTCCTGTACTATCTGTTAGTATCGTCTCTTGTGCCCCTCCTGCGTCTATCGTGATGACAATTGGATTGGCTATTGTGCCTGGCTCAATGCTAGCATTAGGCTCTAAAATATTTACTCCATATAGTGCAAATATACTGAATGTCTGAGCACCGGCACCTTCTGTCAATGACATGGCAACGCCAGCAATGGTGTTCGCTTGGTTTGTTAGGACGCGCCGTAGTCTCCCCAAAAACTCATTACCTAAAGCTCTCTTGGTGACACCCCTCCAAACATATGCGCCCTCAAGGCCAATATAGGCATCATTTGGTGTTACAAACGCTTGCCTATCTCGTATTAGGCCGCTTTCTTGGAATGCTATAGCAAGGGGCTTATATGTTGGCATTACTGGACCTTCCAGCACACGACTACTAGCCTCGTCATACTAGTGAGGATAGTACCGTTTTGGTTTTTGCATTGGATTCGAATAGAGGTTGAGGTCACAACCGTATTATAGTTAGAGGTGTTTGGTACATTTGCTATGACGGGATTACTTGAATTATCAAAGGCCGAAGCGGACCACATGTAATTATTGGTCGGATTCCCGCTAGGGGTTAGCACCGCATTGGTGAACGGAAATGTAAAGTCACAGGTGGTGCCTCCACCATTCCTTGTGACACCTGTTCCTGAATCATAGTTATAGCTCGAAAACACCGTTAAGGCATTGTCCATGTTTATCGCAAAAACGGGATGAACATAGATGTATAGCTCACCATTTTGGGTTAGCTTGTTTACGGTTCCATTGGTTTCTGCTCTGCTGTACACCTCAGTATCGGAGCCATCTTCCAACGCAAAAAGTGCGATTTCATTTTCAAGCGTTGCTGGCGCGTCGGTATCTGGATCGTTTCCCAGGCTTAGAAATGTAACCTTCTTATGCTTACCTCTGTTCGATGTTGCATTGAAGGTAGCATGGTCGGCATCAAAGACAGTGTTTAACTGTCCAAAGTTAGTCTGTAGATCAGCCTGAGAATCGCTGATGATGTCGACGTCGCGTGGTATTCCTGGTTGATAAGTCATTACCCTACCGTATAAATGGTTAAACGAACGGTCAAAACCCTCGTAGTGGATTTCCCGTTAATATTGGGTGATACGAAATAGCCAGCTACATTAAAGGAAGAGGGTGTGACGCTTGTTGAGTATAGAGCGGCATGGACCGGATTGAGGACAACCGGATTAGTCGGTATTGGTCCGCCACCTTCATTCAGAGTTGCTTCCATAACCCAAAAGTAATTGGCCGTGCTGATATTTGAAGTAAAGTTGACGGTCCAGTCATCCACGAATTGTCCGCCATTCTTTGTTACGCTTGTCACATTGAAGCTAAATTGGCGCTCTCCATTTTTCGATTGGAGTATGTTCCCTTTTCTGTCGAACATCACAAAGGCTTCTACACGAAGGCCTGGCTGCCACCTTGCACCTTTGGTGATCTGCGTAACTGCTGCTGCACTTTCAGGTGCAAAGAATATTTCAGGTTGACCTGCTACATCCTTAGTATAAAGGTCTACTTCATTGGCGCCGGTAACTGGATCAGCAACCTGCTGAACAAAAGTGACTTTATTGTGCTTTCCTCTCTGGGCAGATTCACCATCATCCAGTGCTACATGGTCTTCTTGAAATATGGTTCCTGCGCTGGAAAAGTTCTGAAGCATGTCCACCTGGCTAATGGACAAGAAGTCGCTTGCGTTGGGAATTGTCGGTTTAAATGACATTAATTAATCCCCTGGAACCAGTTGCCATAGTAGTTTGTTGATTGCTCCGTATAGATCGTCGGAGTGCGCTGCGTGGTCTGCTGGACTATTGTCCTATGGAGTACCAGTTGCTTTTGCTCATCAAGCCTTGGCTCTAGTGCTAGCATTGTCTCAGTGTCGTTTCTGTCTTCGAGTATTTTCATTGCAGCCCCGAAGGCTATATATTGCCACCACTGTTGTATGTCGGGCTCATCGGTGTCGACGTCTAAAAGCTGGGATGGAGACTGATAGACCTCAATACTGACTCGGTAAGACATATCAGGGACAGGGCGCAGAGTGAAAAAATTGTCAAAGAAAAGAACAGCAGTAGGACGAGAAGCTGCGTAAGGAACACTCTGTGTGTTAATTGTGCTAGTCGCAGGGATAGCATTTGGAAAAGTAACTGTACCAACTCCGGTGACATAGTTGATGGTTCCTCGATTTACTACGCTTCCTGGTACTACTAAATTTCCATCCCCATCGTCTTCTATCGTCACATCATCGCCATTGGTATCGACGGCAGAGACAGAAAACTGTCTTTGAAGGACTGGTATGTTGGTTAGTGTAAACGGATAGGCTCCTGCCGTTCCGTCTCCGTTGCCGATATCTTGGCTGAAAGCTAGCTTGGGATATAGGCGGAAGAATTCTTCACGGCTCTGAGTATAGAAGCTCTGATAGCCAGCTATATAAACCGGAGGATTGACGCTAAAATTTGTGTTAACAGGTAGCGCGTATCGGTCGATATTAGCTTCCGTAAAGAAGTGATAGGTCTTATGAAGCTCAAATAGCTTTAGATGCGCAGGAAAGTCTTGAAGATAAAATGTATCAATATATTCATCTATCTCCGAGTCTGGCAATTGTATAACACTCGGCGTAGCTGTTAAACGGCGCACTTTCTTGCGAATTCTCGCTAACGTAGTCATTATTCTACCATTCTATTTGCGGATGTGATACATTGTCTGACATGTATTCTGACAAGATCAAGAAACGATTCCTTTCTAAAATCACCATCAGTTCTGACTGCTGGACTTGGGTTGGTGCAAAATGGAAAAATACGGGATACGGTTGTTTTACAATTCAAAGGAAAACCTTTAGAGCCCATCGCATTAGTTGGATATTGCACTACGGGGATATAGAAAATGGCGTACACGTTCTTCATAAGTGCGACAACCCATGTTGTGTAAACCCTAACCACCTTTTTTTGGGATCTCAAAGAGATAATATGCTCGATAGAGCCTCTAAAGGCAGAAGCAATATTCCTTATGGGGAGGGTCATTGGAATAGCAAGTTGTCCGAAAATTCCATTGAAGAGATCTTTTCTCTTAAATGCAGAGGCGTCCCAATGACTAAAATAGCTACTATGTATGGCGTTCACTACAACACTATTAGATATCTTTTTAACAAGAGAAATTGGAAACATCTTTAGGTAGCCTCATTTATTTCTGTGCCACTTATCGGCACCACTTGCGCCGGCGTAAAGGCTGGAGGAGCTGTAGGCGTCACGAAAGGAAACAGCTGGCTTGTATCTATGTCGCAAGTAAATGTCGTCGTTGTAGGAACCGTTAAAACAGTCGCCTGTTGGTAATAGATATCCATCCCATAAAATGATGGCACAATCACCCGTACTGCTTGCCCAACTACGTAGCCATGATCTTCTGTCGTCGTGACCTCCGCCTCTATAGCATTAGAAATGGCGGAAATCTCACGCCTTTTCGGAACATAGTCTGCATCGCTTGGCTGGAAGAAGCTCGGCGCATATATACTCATGCGTAGAACTCTAGGCTTTCGAAGTTCATCCGTGATTCTTTCCTATGTTGGCGATCTACTGCTGGTGTCCCATCCGGATTGAGGATGTGCCCGTGCCGGTAGTAGTTGCAGTTGTTGTTCAAATGCTTTGCTAGCCCAACTGGAATTTCGTACTCCTGGGAATCGTAAAAGGTCCATCTACGAACTGGATCACCTTTGAACTCTCTCCAGCACAGAGTTACGCTTCCTCCTCGGGGCTCGTGGCATCGGAATACTCCCTTGACCATCCGATTAGCCTGTTTGCGCATCTTCTCAATCTCATCTGAGGATATTTTTTTTCCTGTTCCTCTATCTACTGGCAATATAGCTGTCATATGTCCCCCATATATTTATTATAGGGAGGGGATATACCCCTCCCTTCCAAATCACTCGTATTTGGTATAGCCGGCTTTCCAAGCGCGCCAATAAATCTTGTCGCTAGCACTACCCGCAGGACCATCAGCACCAGCGCCAAGGCGCATGATGATTTTGCCTGTGTTGTCGGTGGCTGATTCCACACCGTTAGCCACATCGCCAAATGGAACGATATGTGCTTGGGTGAATGGAACGCTTGCCGAGGTCGGGAAGGCAAACGCAGTGAAGGCGCTCGAATCAATATCCAACGTGATTGTGTTGTTGGTAGTGTTGACCGCGGTCACCTTGCCTTGAAGACCATCGGCTTGCACCATGCCAAATTCGGACGGCACATGAAGCCGTATCATGTCGTTTACAGACAGGTTATGCGTGATCGACAAAGTGACGACCATCGGATTAGCTGCTGTAATCTTCGTGATGTAGTTTACCCTCGGCACATAAAGCGGGTTGTTAGGAATACGGCGGACAAAGCCCGCTGTAGCCGCAGCCGCAAAGCCACTAGCATCGAGGTATTGCAAGGCAAAGTCGTTAGCATTGACGGTGCCAATAGTGAACTCCATCCCTGCAATCTGTAGCATCGAGGTGGTGCCATATACGCGCACCCTATCACCTGCGCTATAGCCATGCGATGTCACGGTGACCACGGCAGGGTTAGCATTGGTGATATCAGTCCCCGAAGTAGCCTTAGCTGCTTCAGGAGTCTGATCTGAAGTATCTACCCTGGTGAAACCACCTGAGGAGATAACCTCATAGGTCACGGTATCAGCAGCGTTCTCTTTACTAATCATCCATGCTGTGCCAGCGGCATAGCCACGACGCCAGTTGAACAAAACACCACGACCGGTGGCTTGAGTTGTCGCCATCTGAGTGTGGTTTTCTGTTTCGAAGAAATCGAAGTCCGAACGGAGTTCAATCTCTTTCGCCGTCCCCGCGGATGTAAAGCTTCCGGAGGCGACTAACATACCTGGATAAGCAGTCATATCATCCTCCTTAGGTGCTTAGTGTTACGCGGTAGTTAATGACCCAAGCATCGTTGGTGATGCGAGGTACTTCGGCAAACTTGTAGCCAACCGATGCGTTCAGAGCTAAAGGCCCGTCATAAATGGGGGGACGATAGATGAACTGAGCTGAATAGCCATCCTGCTCAACGCAGCAATACGCCTCTAATCCAACGCAGAAAATGTTGTACACATCTGCGCCTAACAAAGAGGCGTTTTCTGTGATAGAGCCAATTGATGACAATAAAAACCGTAAATTTGAGACTGAGCCATACTCAGGTCTCAGGGTCTTATCCTGATTAGGATATTGCGTCTTTGCAATGAAGCCAGTGACATTGTCTATGTCGCCAATAAGCATCGTATTGCCAAGAGCAAAGAAGCTGTCTCGAACTGGCGCAGTCTTGTTGTTACTACCACTAGGGCGGATAGGTCATTTCTGCCTATCTCAGCAGGTTTCCTCTGCTGTTCGGACTATCGCTTCAACCTTTTGGTTGTCCTTGGACTTAGTCTCTCACGCTGCACGCTTAACGCTGCTTGCGCCTTGTCACCCTCGTCTTTACGTTAGGGCTTCCAAGCCAATCACCAAGGATTTTACTTCGGCACTACGCTGCCAGCGCGTATTCAAGTTTACCGAACTTATCTTCGCCTTCGATACCATCGGAAATGGTATACGCATTGTTAGACAAGAGCGTACGAATGACATCGTTGATGTCATTCCGGTTCAGCTCGGTCGGGTTGTCCCCGTTTGTCCCGTTCACACCGTTGATAAAGCTGGCTGTGGAGGCCAACATATCTCTGGTCAATTCATCCTCAGTTTGTCTTAGTGAAACGCCTAATCTTTGAGCCGCTTCATTGAGAACTGGGTCTTGATTCTGTAAGGTAACTTGTTCATTCAAGTGTATGTAAGTCCCATAAAAGTCCATTTGGGCATCTATGTTGACCGCTGTTAGCTGCTGAGGAGGTGGATACACACCGCTATTGCCAAGTGGTACTGTGGCAGTGTTTAACGGATTATATCGTCTCATGCGGAGCGTCGTACCGCCATTGCGTGGCATTTGCTTAAGCATGGCAGGGATCTTGTGGATCATGTACGGCGTCGGCACGCTCAGCAACTTATAGCTGAACGACTGCTGGACTGGTGCCGGCAGTACGCTAGAAGTTGTAGTCATGTTTTCCCCTTAATTGTTTAGGGGACTACGCTGACCTCATAGACTGGATCATCTCCTTCTGGAGTTTATCCTTTAGCTCAGGGGTGAGACCTCTTTCCATCATCTTTGCTTGGGAAAGAGGGCTTTGTGTTTGCGCCGCTCCGAGTGTCCCCGGCTTCTGTGAATTCATCTCAGCCCTTCGTCTGTCATCTTGCACCTGGGCACTAGGACAGTAAGCCTTAATGAAATCATAGGCTGCCGCTGCTTGTGCGTACGGGTCTTTGGTCGCGGCTAAACTCTGAGCTATATGAGGTTTTGTAGCCCTCAGATAGTCCACGTTTTCCTTAGTGACCACAGACTCGAAGTCGGGGAAGTCTTTGGCGATCTTGTTGGGAAGTTCTTGTCTCATGCGCTCTTGACGATCCTTTTCAAGAGCCGCTTGAATCATTTCTTGGGCTTTTTTCTCGGCGA